GTTGAGGGAGATTGTTTTGTGGAGAGCTTAATTGGAGTAATTATTGGAAAGAATAAAGTTACATCATGCGACTTTGTATACATTGTTGCAGACGGATGTTTGGGATAATAGGTTGATTAATTGTATAGCACATCCTTGTGCTGTGGATATTCATATGTTAAAAGTCTTTATAATAAAGATCAACCATCTTATAAGCAAGGCGGAGAATTGCTTCTTTACTTTTGGAGATGGTTTTTTCGACTTCCTTGACTCGTTTTGCATGAAGATTAATAAGTTTTTGATACTTATTTAACCTAAATCTCCTTTTAGCTTGAGCTGAAAGCACAAAATAGCCTCATTAAGTTAATCCAAAAACCTTTTTGTTTCTTGAATAAGCAGCAAGACGGTCTTTACTTCCGTTATAACCACCATTAATCTTCTTTGTAATTGCCCCGAACAAACCAACATCAGCAAGTTCATTGCATCCATGAGAGTTGAAATATAAACAAGCAGAAGCTACAGCATATTGTGGTTCTTTTAACAACTCTGGCTTATGTTCAAGATCAAGACCAAGACTATCACCATACTTCTTATAGTTATAGAAGCCAGTAAGTTGGATATGACCGCGACCTTTATAGAATCTTCCAGTAGTTGTTCCTGCTTTATGAGCAATCTCCAACGCTTCAGGAAGAAGATTCCCTAAGTCTTTCCTATATTCATAAGCAGAACCATCAGCAATTTCTTCAACATAATGAAGACTTCCGCTTTCAACTTCGATCTGCGCGAAGAAAGCAGCAAGTCTTATTGGAGTATTTATACAATACTTTGCACAAGATCCCTTATAATAAGGAAAATAAAGGTCTATATTCTTCTTACTTGCATGAGGGAAGCAAGCTTCAAAAGTTTCTTTATCAAGTTCGTAACTCATTCTTCTTCCTTAGATATTCCACAGTTATTTTCTACAACAAACTTATAACAAGAAGCCGCGTATTCATCATTTATTCCAGAATTATATGCTCTTGGTATAAGAAACTCATGTAATCTTCCTGCAAATTCGTTGGTACTGGCTTCTTCAGAAGGTTCTGAGGTATTACTACCTTCTCTTTCGGTGCTATTACAACTCTTCCCACTGGTTCCGCCGCGCAACCTAATAGATTTAAGCTTAGAGTCAAGAGCATTAATACTAGAAACACTTTGTTCATGTGAAAGTTCCAATTGATTAGCAAGTTTTTCTGCTTTTTCCTTCTGAGAAGAGACTTTAATTGTCTCCTCAAGTAAGGTATTTGCAGCAAGTTCTCTTTGTGTAACAATTTGTAAGTTTAATTCAGCAATTTCACTATCTTTTATTGCAGATGTTATGAAACTTCCAGAAATTATACCAATTATAGCAGAAATTATATAAGGAATCAAGAAAGAAAACATCTTTCTAACCTTCTTCTTTGGTTGAGTTAACACCACTATCAGCAGTATAACCGGCTGTTAAAGCCCCAACAAACTCAGATAAAGAAAGGAAATCCCCGCCTGAATGAAGGATTGATAAGCCAACTTCAGTTGAAACAATAGCAAAAATGGTGTTAAAAGTTGCTCTTTTATTAGTGAAAAGGTACTCTTTAAAGGTTAAATTTGTTGTTTCATCGACGTATCGTTTCTTTATATAGTGGAAAGAGGCTCCAATGATTCCGAAAAGAATGTAGTAGAGGGAAATAAGGTATTCGTTCATATAGTTAGCTCCAATTTGAGTTTGTATCATAGTTAAGAATATCGTTAATATCTGTTAAGGCTTCAACTTCTGCCTTCTTAGTCCAAGCAGTTGCATAAAGTTCTGTGTTTCTTGAAGAAATCGCAATAACTAATCCTTGAAGCCAGAGTTTATAGTTCTCTTGACTTCCCCATGAATGAATTACATTATCTGCATCTTTCCAAAACATTTCTCCAGAAGTTAAGGGAGTATTCTTTGCTCCTCTTGCGAATATTTCTTGAAGTTTTCCGTTTATGTTTGATTGAGCTTGGGTATCTGCATCTAGGGTTTTGTTATCGTAAGGAATAGGCTCTAATGACAAATTAGCTCTAACTCTATTAACAAGTTTTAACTTTTCTAACTTTGCTAGATTTAACTGTTCGGCAGATAATATATATGCTTTAGTTTCCCAATCCCATATATGATACATAGAAGGTTTTGCAGGGAAAGCAGTAGCAATTCCCTCATCAATGAAAAATAAAGAATCATTAATATATTCTTCTGAGGAAATAAAAGCCTCGCCAATAGTTAGAGTTGGTTCAAAACCCACATCTGAACTACTGGTAACTCTTGTTATTTTGCCTGTACCTGTTTCATAAATTACACTAAACATATTATTTTTTAACTCCTAGAGAGTTGATATAACGATTTTTCGCATAAGCATTATCGGAGTATTGTTTATTTAGTTGTAGTTGAATTACATAATCTTGTCCAGAAGGTAAATCAAATACTGTTGCTGCTGAAACTAAGGCATAAGCTAGAGGTTCTCCGTAAATAGCAGAAACTGGGCCGTAGACAACAGAACCATTAACAACTAATCTTAAATCAATTACAGCCCCTCCTGTTGGGCTATCACTAGATACTTCTAGTTCTGCTCCAAATGAGGCAAATATTTTAGAATTTAAGTTAGATGAAACAACTCCTGTATTTAGTGTTTGTACTGTTACCCATGTATATAATGATGCTAAGGTTATTGTGCCTGCTGTTACTGCTGCTGTTGCCATAGATACAGCGTTACCTTGAATATCTAATTCACCAACAGATAATTTATTACCAGTTGCTCTATCAAACATTAAGTTATTAATAGCACCAGCTTCAATAAATGTACTGGCATTAGTAGTGGTAATACCTGATATACTAACCCAAGAAGATTTATCAACAATCTTATCCCACTTTATACCTGCACTAGGGCCAGTTGTAAGTATATCATTACCAGCAGTATCTTTAATGGATAAGTTTCCATAAGAAGTTATATTACCAGTTTTATCAATCTTCCAACCAGAGTAAGTAGGGCCAATGTCGTCAAAACCAGTGCTTTGAATAACATTTCCTATCTTAGCATCAGTTATAGTACCATTGACGATATGAGCATTAGTAATTATTGTATTTGCAATTTGGGCTGTATCTGTAATTATTGCTGAGTTAGTTACAAGTTGGTTTGCACCAACACTTTGAGCAAGAATTTGCCCCCCATTAATAAAAGCACTCCCATCACCACCTTTAAGATTAAGTCCCCCTTCATAAGTAGCAAGAATTTGACTTTTCGTAACAGCAGTAGCCATACTTGTTGTTGTTTCAATACTTAAAGTATCTTTATTAAAACATAAGTATAGTGTACCACTTGTCCAAGCAGCAGAACTTCCAGAAACATTTTGAACAGTACCACCATTAATAGTTACTTGAAAAGTTGCCCAAGTTACAGAATTGGTTGTCGGACTATTCGGAGTGAAGAGCAATCCAGAATAAGCAAACTTATCCGTTTCAGCAGTTAAAGTTGTGCTTTGTTGTATAGAACTTACATTTAACCCACTGTCTCCAAAAGTATCATAAGCAGCAACAGCAAATTGATAAGTACCAGCATCAACCACACCAAGAGGTATATAACTATCTGGCCCTTTATAAACAATATCCCCAGTGGAAGGAGTCCAAGTAGAACCGCTGTAAAGCCTTCTATATACAATATAACCTTGTAAATCATATTCAGTAGACCGAGTAATGTTTACAAAAGTCTGACTAACCCCAGAAAGAAGAGTAAAGCTTGGAGTAGCAGGTACGTTGTTATTTACAGTAACACTATATGCAGTTGAAACTTCGCCGGTTAAGTCTCTTGAATAGAGTTTAACCTGATACTCTCTTGTTGGAGAACCAAAAGTTGCAACATTTTCAACAAAAGAAAGAGTGAAACTACCATTTTTCTCAATGTCTGGATTAACAGTATGTGAGGAAAACTTTGTAACTCCAGAAACATCCCACAACTCTACAACATAATCATAAAGACTATCTTCAGCAACATCATCATTAAGGGAGTTATAATCCCAAAGTAATGTCATTGCAGGAGAAGCATAGATTAAACCAGAAGTTCCAGCAATTCTCGCATTAACAGGAGGAAGAAGCGCACTTGTTCCAGCAGTTGTCTTATAGTTATAAACAGTACTAACAACAGTAGATTTAATTGCTGTTGCTGGATTAATTGCCCAAATGTTTATCTCATAAGTACCTGGAACAGCAGAATCTATATCAAAACTTTGTCCTTGAATATCACGAACAATTGTAAAATCCTTTCCATCTCTTCTCCAATTAGCAATAAAATCTGCCTTAAATTTTGAAGAGTGATCTAAATCCCATTCCCAACCAACAAAAAGTTGAATGTTTGAATTTATCCCATCTGAAGAACTTACTGGAAGAACTGTAACATTAACTACTGGCTCAACAGTGAACTCACTAACATTAACGAAATCCCCTGTTGGTGCGTCAATAGTTACACCTTCGTTAATATAGGCGTATTTATTCTCATCATGCTCGATACCGGAGATAACATAAGTTTCATCATCTTTAGTTATACCAGTTACTTTATAAAGTTTTGCTTCAATCGGCCCATTAAGAATAAAGGTTGAACCAATAAAAGGTACTTCTGTTCCGTTAAAGGTTACAGCATTAACTGTGCCACCAGATTGAAGAATTTGTTTCTCATGAATGGTTAAACCATTAGCATCTGTAAAACTAATTGTCCAAACAGTGTTTGATAAAACAATATCCCTATCAAGATTAATTGTCGTAACACCAGCTAAAACACTTGAACCAGTAATAACTCCATGTTGCATAACTTGGCGATTCTCACTATCCATAATTTGAAGAACTTCTCCAAACTTATAAGTCATACCAGCAAGCATAACTTTGAATGTGATAAATCTTGTTGTTAAACAGTTTGTGTAGAAAGCCCAACGAGCTTTATATATTGCTTGTGCTTCGTAACGACAACCTGGAAGAACAATATCTGAAGGTTGAATACCATAGCGATTGATAAGTTTTTCTTCAAGAGAATCTGGAGTTATAACCGCAGGGGGCCAAGTTGCTGTATCAGTATCACCGAACTTATCAAAGTTATTATAAGTTACATTAACTTGTGTTGTTCTTCCTTCAATGTCATTTGAGGAGTAGTTAAAAACTCCTTCAAGAACATTAGAGTTAGCAACAATTCTTGAAGGTTGAATTCCTTCTTGGTCGAAAACAATACAAATTTGACCAACTTCATTAGTTGCAAGTTGGGCATTACATATTGATAATAAGTTTGCTAAAAAACTAGGTACATTATCTCTTGAGGAAAATTGATACCCCATATGATAACGACGAATTTGCCCACCTAGACCATCATCAACTAAAGAATCAGCATAGATAGAAAGTTCATAGAAACTTGCTTTATCTATATCTGAATGAGGGAGGTTTAAGCAAGTTTCATCAATTAAGCAATGAACAATAATCCAAGCAATATTTGAAGTAAAACGTTTTGTTGGGTAGAAACCTAAATCCCAGAATCCAGAGTAAGTGTGGTTAACTGGGTCATAGTTATTTGGTACTCTAACTTTTGCAAACTTACCTTTAATGGTAATTTCAGGAACTTGACCACCAAATTGATCTGCATTTCTTAAAGTAATACCAACAAGTGCTGTTCCAGGATAAGTTAAATTCTTATAATAAATCTGCGTAACACTTGCAAGATGGGTCTTATTATTAGTTTTAACTGAAGTTGAATCAGGAGTATTCCTATAAACTCTAACGTACCAGTTTGGATTTCCACCAATATTTGTTGGGCGAGTTACTAGAACATCCCATGCGTATTCAGAGGATGATTTACCGGATTTATCAGTGTTAGAATAATAAGTTAAACTTGCAGGATTTATCCCAGTTCTTATTTGCAGAGAAACACCAGAACCAACTAAATCTCCGTTTTCTAAATATTGTGAAAGTTGTGGAACAAAGAAAGTTAATCTAACAGCGTCAACATCTGAAGCAAGAGTTAAAGTTTCTGAAGGAGTTGCCTGTGTAATCTCAGAGCTATTATAATTAAACGGACTTTCAGTGTTAACAAAACCAGGAATTGTTTCCTGATTACTTAAACCATAACGAACATCAAAACTTGCATCATAAGTTGAAATAGGTGTTCTATTAAGATATATGTTTTCAATAGAGTCAATTTCCCCGTCATGTATAGCGAGAAGGACTTTAATTGTTTGACTACTTCTTAAAGTATCATTAGATTCTACTGGAGTACGGCTTCCTTTACCACCTTTACCACCACCCATAGAACCTGACACATCCATTAATTCATTCATCATTAACCTTCTGCTGTTGTTAGACTTGATGAGATAAGAACACCACCTGCATAACCATATCCAAATGCTAAAGGAACACTTCCACCTTGTTCTCTTATTAAAGGAGCGCCGTTAAACAGGTTTGAGTTATTTCTTTGTGCTGAGGCAGGGTCAGAACTAAATTCTTTTGTTGGTGAAATCATGCTCATTACCATATTTAAGGCAAGAGATAAACCTATATTAACAATAGCAGCAATTGTAGTTGCAATTATCATTTGAGCTGTTGTGAATGTTAGTGTTCCTGCAACCATAGTACCAGAGAAAAGTAATGGTGCAATCATAGCTGCTTTAACTTCGCCTTCAACGTCTTTAAATATAATAAGTTCTTTAAAACCACTAATATCAGAAAGAATAACATCAGGAACTAAGGCAACTGGCTGTTCACTTTCATTTTCAGGAATCAGAATATATTTATATTTCTCACTCGCAACTTTCTCTGCAAACTCTTTTCCTTTATGAAGTCTTATTCCTGAAATAGCTTCCCTAACAGAAGTTATATCCAAATCCATTTCAAAAAACTCATTAACATTTTCAAATACTTTTACTTTCATGACGAAGAACCTTATGTATTCTGCCTATAAAATGCTCAATTCTTTCTTTCTTACTCATCATATCTTGGTGAAGGATGAATCCATCTTCAAAGATTCCAAGATGATTTTGTTCATAACCATGTTGGTCAAGAAGAACTAAGTCACCTTTCTGAAACTCATGATTAATTGGAGAGAATTCAATAAAACCATATTCAGATATAAATGGGCCGAAGATATTATTAATTCTTCTTATATCTGCAAAGTCTTTATCTGCTTTATGGTCAGGAAGAATAATTCCAAATTCAAACTCATAGTAATCTTGTACAAGAGAGTAGCAATCATTAATATACCAAATAAAAGGTCTGAATATATAATCATTATTATGAACTCTTGGAAGTTCCAAAGGTTCCTTTACAGTATAACCTTCAGTACCAAAGATTAACCAAGGAACTCCAGAATCTTTTTGACCAGAAATATCACTGAAACTTGGTGTTCGTAAGTCTATAACTTCAGGCTTCTTTGGATTCCTACAATGGCTGTGGATTATGTATGAGATTTTCCCAGCATAAGGGATTAAATCCTCTGCCTTTATTGTGAAGTGTTTCTCTGGTTCTTCATGAACATTCTCCAAAGGAATAAAAACTCCTTCAACAATAATCCCACAAGCTTCTTCAGGATACTTACTTAAAATATACTCTTTAATGTCCTCAAAGCATTTCATAACTATCCTACATGTTTGTTTATTGATAAGCCTGGAAAATCTCTTCTAAGCATTTGTCTTTTAGGAAGGAAAGCTCTTTCTTTATCTAATGGTGATCTAAGTTCAAAACTCATACCAAGCCTATTATGGGTTAGTTTCTTCCCAATATAATACTTTAAAGGTACACCAATTCTTGAAGTCAGATTAAGGTAAGAGTCAAAAGTCCTAATAAAAGTAACTGGAATCCCAACTAAGTCATCATAAGTAAATGCTAGTGTTCCGAAAAGTTTAATTGCTTCTCCAGAAAGGCCGCGAAGATTAGCTAATTCAAGTTTTGGTCGTGGTGGTGCGCCTTCTGAATTCGTTTCAACTCCAGATATTGCCACTGGAAAAGGGTAGTAAGTTCTTGGATTACCAAATTCATCTAGGCCAAAAGAACATATACTTGGGGAGTTAGTTAAGTAATAAGTTGTTAACTCTCCTCCACCAAGCATTGAGCAATCAATTTCAAAAAGTTCCACATAAGCTGGAGCAGCAGATTTAAGAATATCTTGTTCAAGAGACATTATCAAACCTCTGTTCTAGTTTAAAGGAAAGTTTATAAAGACCATTACCTAACGATTCTTCATCAATAGTTCCATCAACAACCCTATATTTTTTCTGCGTAGAATCATTACAAGGAGTCCAGAGAAGTGTACCAAAACCTCCAATCATATCTAAGGAAGTCATTGCAGTATCTCTTTGAACAATTGTTAATGGTGCAAGAATAATATCCCAAGTTTCAAACTTAGCATTTAAACCATTATCAGCAAATTGACCATAACCATCACCAAATTGAGCCTTTAAAGTCCTTCTATTATATGTTCTACTGCTACCAATCTCAACCCTATTTGGGTAGGGCATATTGATAACAGTAGAAACAACAACTGGAGCAGTTCCAAGACCAAGATTAAGATTACCAAGTATTAACATAATTATCCGAATTTAGTTATGCGATTGTTAATGTTTCCAGTTCTAGCTCCGTTAGCAACTTCTTCTTTAGCAATTCTTCTTGCTATTGATTCTGCTATTTTGGCAGCATAAGCATTGTCATCTTCACCTTGGCTTCTGGCTACTGAAACATTGATGTTTATCATGTTTCCAGGAGCTTGACTTCCTTCCATTGCAACACCAAGTTTACCAGATTTACTTCTTTTTAATGGTAAAACTGCTTCAGCTCCAGCTTCTCCAGCAAGAACACCGCCAGTAGCAAAAGGAATTACTTTAGCATTTGGGAATAGTGTTGGTTTAGTTAAAACTGTACTTGAAGCTGAGGATAAACCAGAAGTTATACCACCATTTGCTAACTTAAACCCACTAAATAAGTTATCCATTGAGGAAGTGAAAGTAGCACTATTACCACCAGCAACACTTACACCACCTCCACCGAATGAACCCAGTATACCTTTTCCGGCAGAAAAAAGCAAGCTTAACATTTGGCTTTTTAATTCTTCTGCAATAATCTTTGCTATAGAATTTACAACAGAATTAGCAAAAGAAGTAAAAGCTTGTGAAGCAGTTTGCGAACCAGTTACAAAAGAAGCAAAAGAGTTTTCAAAAGCATCACCCATTACACGAGAAAAATACTGACTTGTTGTATCAGCAGTTAGTTTAAGTTTTTCTATCTCGTTACGAAGTTTTTGGTTCTGCGCGGTAACGTTAATATCAACTTCTGTACCAAGTTCTTTTGCTTTAGCAATTTCCTGGTCACTTAATGCAAGTTGTTTCTCTTTTAAAGCAATTATCTTCTTATTCGCTTCTTCGATTTCTCTAGCGGCAGCAAGATTAGACATAGCTCCTATATTAACTAAAACATTTGTTCTATCAATAATACTTTGATATTCTTCCTCAGCAAGATTTCTTTGGTTATCAAAATCAGCAAGTTGAGCTTTCAGAGATACATTCTGACGGTTATTCTCAAGTTCTTTTAAAGATTGAGTATCACCTTCAATTGCAAACTTTTCAAAAGTTCCTCTTGTTGATATGTCAAATTGTGTTCTTGCAGCTTCCCCACTTCTTCCTTGAGATTCTAAGAATTGTGCTTTATTCTGCATCTTTAAAGCATAATACTCCCTTTCAGCAGCGATCTGTTCTTGAGTAGTTTTTACACTTTCTTTCTTAGAGTTAATTTGAACACGAAGATAATCATTCTCAAGTTTTCCAACTTTAACCTTATCTCCACTAATGGTTGCAAGTTCTTTCTCTTTAGTAATCCTATCAAGTTCTACAGAAAGATCAGCTTCTTGTAAGGCTTTCTTTTGAGTGAAGTAATCCTTAATGGTTATTCCGTTTGTTTGATATAATTCATCAATCCTACCAAGAGCGTCTTGTACATCAAGTTGAACTTCTTTTGCTGCTTCTTTAATAGCCTCGAAAGAAATTTTATAATTTTCTTTTAAAGCTTCTCCATTACCTCCTCCATTACCTCCTGTAGGTTTCTCAATGCCTTGGGCTAAACTAGCTTTTTGCAAACTCTCTAATGCTTTACCAGCTTCTTCATTTCCTTGAGCATAGGCAGCCATTAAAATGTCTATATCTTTTTGATTCCTATTTAGGAAATCTTTTCTTGCCGCTGCTATTTTATTACCTGTTGCTTTTAAGTTATCTACTTCAGCTCTAGCAATAGCATCGGAGGCATCTACTTTTGAAGGGGTAAATGTACCTTTAGTTTGCTCATCTGTTTTTGCTAATTCTTTTTTTACTTTATTAACTGTCTCAATATATTTCTTATCAAAGAAATTTACTGCTTTATCTAGTTTGTCTAATTCAGCTAAACCATCTTTAGTTAATAATCCAGAACCACTTTTAAATTTTTCTAGTTCTTTTTTAGCAAAATCTAATTTAGCTTTCACTACTTTAGACTGAACATCAGCTTCAGCAGTATATTGAGCAAACTCTTGTGGAGTAGTTGCAGAAGCTATTTTCTGAGCATCGGCAACATCTTGGAATAGCTCATTTCTTTGTGCTTGAATAGCTGCAAGTTTTGCTGAAAAATTAGCTAATTCAGCGATAGCTCCGATAAAAGTTAATTGTTTAAGTGCTGCACCTAGACCATTTATGAAAGTAGTAAATTTTGAAACATTGTTTCCAGCTTCAATAACACCTCTAGCATAAAGAGCTTGTGCACCAGTAACGACAGCGTAACCAGTAGCTAAAGAACCAAGACCAATTAAAAGGTCTTGCATAGTTTGTTTTAACTTGGCTGTATCATTAGTTAAATCAGAAATACCTTCAATGCTTCCAGTTGTAAATTTAAGAATACCGATAAGCATTTCAGAAGATGCTTTATAAACATTTTCAGCAAATAAAGTCCAAGAAGTATTAAGCCTTCCTATATTAGCATTTAAACCATTAGCAGCAGTAGCAAAAGCTTCTTGACCGTAAGTATTAGCGAGAACTTCTGATAATCTTATAACGGCATCATGAGCATTGATAGCACCTTTTTTCATACTATCATATAACTCAGATACAGTTATGTTTAAGGCTTGTGCTTGTGCATTAGTTACACCAGGAATTGTTTGAGCAAGCTGTTTTGTTAATTCTTCTGCTTGTAGTTTCGTTTTGTTAAAAATTTGTGATAATGCTAGATAAATCCCATAAGTTTGGTCACTATTTAAATGTAAAGTAGTAACTACTGTATTTATGTTTTGGAATATTTTTCTAGTATTTTCCGCAGATTCTCCAGCAGCTATAAAAGAAGCAGAGGCATTAGAATAAGACGTTCTAAGAGCATTTACTGAAATACCTGTTCTATCAGCTTCTTCTCTTAGAAATTGAAGTTCTCTACCAGCTCCGGCTGAACTTTTAAATATAGCAGTTAAAGAAGCTGAAGCTGATTCTAAAGCTATACCAGCTCTAGGAATACTTAATAAACCTTGCTGGATTAAATTAATAGCTGTGTTTAATGTCCTATAAGAAAGAATGATTTCTCCAACATGAACAAGAATATTTTTATGTTTACTTGTAACACTATCCAAAGCAGAAGAAGTTTCCTTAACTTTTTGTGCTACTTTTTCTTGTTCAGCAGCTATTGTACGAGTAGCTCCTGAAATAAAACTATAAGACAAATCAGGAGCAGCAGATGAAATAGTCCTAGCATCAACTTTAGAAACTGCTGTTGATTGTTTAGGTTGAACAAATCCAGAAGAAAAAGGAGTATAACCTCTATTATCAGCACCTTTCTTAGCAGCTATTTGTTTTTCTCTTTGTTCAATTTCATTAAACATTGAGACATACATAGCTCTCCTGCTATTTAAGGAAGCTTGTGTATTAAAGTTTTGTTTATCTAATTCTTCTTTATGTTTTCTGGATATAAGTTCTTCTTGTTCTTTTATAAAAGCAGCATAGATAGAGTTAGCTTCTTTTTGTTTTTCAAGATTTTCTTTTTCTACTTTAGCTCTATTCTCTGAAACAAAACCAGAAGCAAAAGGTTTATAACCTCTACTATCTGCTTGAGAAGCACTAGCCCCAAGATTAGCCGCAAAAGTTCCTGCTTTTAAAGTATTTTGAATAACAACTTGCTCTTTTAACTTAGCATTTAATTGGTTAGTTAAAGAGATAGCTGATCTTATTTTATTTTCTTCATCTAATCTTGAACGAGCAATGTTATCTATAGAAGCTAAATACTTCTCAGCTAATCTTTGCTTCTCTTTTAAAGCAGCATCAAGTTGAAGTTCTGTTGCGATTTGTTTATTTAAAGCGTTATTTTGCCTTTCAATAGCATCTTTAATACTATCTTGAGATTTACCCAATCTAGCAACACCATCTTCATATTTAACAGTGTTAAGTTCTAAGTCAATTGTTAAGACTTTTTTACTCATTAGTTTCGCCTTTAGGAACTATAACGTCAAGAAATCCGCTATGAATAAACGGTATTTTAAATAATGTATCTTTAAGTGGGAGTTGTTCTTCTCGAATAAGTTCAAGAAGAATATTCTGAGGGAGTCCGTAATACTCATTAAGATAATTACGGATAATCTTATAGACTTCAAAAATCTGCTCGTTTGTTTCCCAAAGATAGAAAATCTCAATATCATTCTCTTCTTCAGGAAGGATTTCATTTTCCGCGAAAGGTAATCCAGGGAAAGCTTCTTTTGTTTTCTCTAAAGTCTTTCTAGCTTCTTCAGCTTTATGTTCTTCAGAGTAGTTTAAAAGAAGTTTCCCATAGAATTCTCCCGCTTCAATTAGTTTTTTATTTCAGCTTCCTTGAAGTCAACATTATACAATGTTTTCAAATAAGCAGTAATAAGAGAACCCTTCCAAGGAATAGAATCAAGATACATATTGGTGAGGACTTCCAAAGCTCCAGAAGCATCTTCCCAGAAGGGTTCAATAACTTTAACTGTTCTTGTATCTTTAACAGTAATTGTTTCAGAAACTTCAAGAGTTTCCTCATCGTAGATTGTGATTATTGCATTTTTTATATAAAGAATTTCTTCTTTTAAAGTTACTTCTGCTTCTACTTCTGAAAGGTCTTTGATTTCTTCCAGTTTTTGTTGAGCAGCTTTTGCTGAATATCTTTTGAAACCAACGAGGATTGTTGTTTCTTTACCTTCTGCATCTTTAGCAGAAGTTACAGGAATTTCAACAAAAGGAGATTGAGAAGAAATGAATAATTTTTTAGCCATGATTATTATCCTTAGAAAGAAGTTGGTTGAGCTACTGCACGAACCCAGCACATAATACCTTTTTGAAGGTCAGTTCTACCTTCATTTAACCATCGCATATCTATTTGATGGTTACCTGTATTTGCATTAGTTACAGCTAAGTAGTCATAAAGTTTACCTAATTCTTCCCCTAAAGATTTGATTTTATTCATACAATCAATTTCATCTTGAGTTAAATCCCGATACCCTTTTATTAAAGTATGTTGATCTTTCATTTTGTCCTCACAAAGGTTTATAAAAGAACCTGCAAACAGATAGAAGAAAAACTCCTATCTGAAGCGGCCGTGTTAAAGATTATTGATAAAAGATAAAACTAGAACCTGTATTTCTAAAGGTAACATCCCTTCCTAAATACGTTGCAACTTTACCTTGTTTTACGTTTGCTAATTGCAGTTTATCCCACATATAAGCAACTGTACTACCAGCAACTGAACCACCAAATTTAATAATACCAGCAAAGAATTGAGTAGTATTAGCATCAGGGTTAAATACACCAACTTCACCAACTTGAGGTTCCAACATAGTTACAGAAACATCTGTTGGAGTTGCACCTTTAGCAAAACCTTGGTCACAACCAGTTAAGTAACGTTGGTAGTCATAACCAAAGAAGTTTGGTGCAGATAAGGTTGAGAAACAGAAAGTCTCAGCAGCAGTATCACCTTTAGAAACAGTTGCAGTGCCAGTAGCAGTACCAGTTCCAGTAGAACCTTTAGCGTAATATTGAAGCTTAGTTGTGGTTGTTGCATAAGCTACAAAGTCACCATTCAAGATTGAAGGTGTTAAACCTGAAACTCTAATACGAACAATATTACCAACTGGAACAGAATGAGCAGCCGCAGCAGTTACAACAGCTTTAGCACCTACATAAGTTACAGAAGTAATAGTACCAAGAGTTGAGTAAACTGGAGTAACACTCATATTAATCAACTGAGCTGTTTTAACTGTACTTGCTAGAACAGAAGGAGCAACGCGAGTTGTTTGTGTACCAAAACTTGCAGTTTGTTTAGCTACAGCAGCAGGGTCATCAGCATTACCTTTAAGACTGAATTTTAAAGTTGGTACTTCACCCAAACTAGCGTTAACATCTACTGTTCCGCGTAAATCCCAGAACTTAGTAAGTTTATCGTTTGTTGCATCATCTGGAGAAGCAAAACGAACATCAGCAGTACCATAGTCAGCAGATTCAATTGCATTATCTACCCAAACTTCTTTTGTGGCAGCATCAACAATAACATTACCACCACAAACTTGGAACAGTTTCCAAATAGAAGCTGCATCAGGGTTAATTGCAGTACCCATATCAGAAAGAACTTGGTTGAATGTAGTAACACTCATATCAATATACTTGTCTTTCTCATAGGTATATTCATCACGGGATAGTGAGTCACCTAAGTATTGGAAACTTCCTGTATCTCTTGTAGTATCAGCAGAAATTTCTGTACAAGCAATAGCAGTAGTTGGGCCGAGGGAAGCAGTTGCTACTTTATTAGCACTTCCTGAAGCTGTTTGTAAACCAAAATAAACTGCTTGGTTCTTCTCATGGAACTTAATTGCCATTAATTATTCTCCTTCTGGAAGTTGGGTTGATTCTTCAGAAGGTACTTGTATCTGACCGCAAACACTATCTGGATTAACTGTTGGTGCAGTTTCTCCTCTACGATTCTCTGTTACTGTACCATCTTCGTTAATGATATAACTAGACATAATTTACCTCTAATTTAAAAGAGTATTGGTTGGGAAGTTTATTTTCCATTCAGATATAAACCAGAATGTATTGTTGTTAATTCCAGCAGGTTCACCGTTTACATAGCAAAAGCCCGTATTAACATCATTGGGAAGATTCGGGTTAAATGAAGAAAGAATCTTATATACGTTTATAAAGACTGCTCGAAAGTCAGCAACATCACAGATGTATTTTATATAAAAACTTTGAACAAGATCATCAGCATTTTTCTCATAAAGATCAAAAGTTGTTATAACTTCTGGATGAGAGTTTCTTATCGGCCCATAACCTACTGTAATCTTCGGCTTACCTAACTCATCTGGCATTTCTTGTTCATTTGCTTTAGCTTCTTCGATTATATAAGAAGTCTCAGTTTCAAGTTTATTTATAAGAACTGATAAAGCAATCATAAAGGTTCCTTAGAGATATACTCGCAGATAAGTTCTGTAACACCAGTTAAATCGTGGATTGGTTGATTGGTTACTTTAAAGGTTAAAGAGTATGCTGTATCTTCAAAGGTGAAAGTATTTCCTGAAGTTACACCAAGTTCCGCACAATCAACTGTTGAGATAATAAAACGGAAGTCTTGTTTCTCAACCTTATAAGTTCCATTATAAAGTGTTTCTTGTAAGTAGTTTGGAAGCCCTTTTATTGAACCTGCTTCAAACTCAAGATCAACACCTGTAAGGTTAAATAGTAATTCTAAATCTTCAGTCATAGGAAATCTATTGTTTCAAGAATAATATCAGTTGCTCTTTCTTTAGCTTTTTGTACTTGTGGGTCAGTATCATACATTTTCATAGCTAAAGAAGCTAGTGTTGGGCCGAATAATTGATGGACTGGATACTTCTTATCAGTACCTCTTTCCATCATTATAGCTCTTCCATTTTTCCTAACTAAAGTTCCTTTTGAATCTCTAGGAGTAAAACCTCCAAGATTCTTTTTACCAAATACAACTTTTCTTCTTCCACGAACAATTTCAACAGTATGCACCCAACCTTGTTTCATCTTTGGAAGAGGAGGTATATTACCTAAAGTTGGTTGGACACCATTCATATATCTTGCAAGATTAATACTTGGTTGAGTATAAGTTAATTCAGCTTTTATAATATTCCTACCAAAGTCTCTTGCAGAGGCAGTTTTACCAATTAATACAGAATTTAAATCCCCAGGTGCTCTATATTGCCTAGCAACAGCAAAGCGAAGTTCTGAATGAATTGCTAAAGCTGCTCTACCTACACCTAACGAAATATCTTTTTTAATCCTTTTAGGGTTCAAAGCTTCTTGAAGAAGTTCTAACCCATTTATCTTAGCAATAGATATAGTCATATAGGGTAGGAGAGCAATTATTTAACCGTGGTTTGCGAACTCGCCATGAAGTTCATTTCTTTTACATTGTACCCATTTTATAGCTTCCTGTAAAGCTATTTCTTTATCTTTATACTTCTTACAACTAAATCTTCTAGTATAATTTTTTCTATCAAGAACAACTCTAGCTTGAAAACCATTTGCTCGTTCTTCCCAAACTATTCCTTTTATACCAGTTGTACTATCAATTCTTACTAAAGAGTTCATACCATTTTGTGATTTTGTAGCTAATCTTAAATTTAAAATGGTGTTATTTGTTTTATTAGTATCTTTATGATCTAGTAACTCTGGGTATTCTCCATATACATATAACCAAGCTAGTAAATGTGCTTGGTATAATGTAGAGTCTAGTCTTATTACAATATAACCTCTAGCTTTATCAAAGCAACCTAATTCAGTTCCTTTCTTAACTCTACCTACAGAACATTTTGCTATAAATTTACCATTTATAGGAGAATAATCTACAAGTTCTTTTAATCTTTCTTGTGTAATCATTTTATCACCTTAATAAAATTAACCTAATAAAGTAATGCAGCAGGAAGTAGGTTTCTTCTTTTCGTCTGGCCGGACTAGCTGCATTAGATTCAATTAACTAAAACTTATATCACTTTCCATGCGACACATGAGTCAATATCTTTGTGTGCCATAAGGAAATTAGTATGATACTCATACTCTTCCTGACCAGTTTTCTCATTCATCCAATAGTTCATCCAACGTGGCATAGAAGCCCAGTTAGCTCTTGGATGCATAATACGACCATAAATCTTCAATGCGTTTTCAGCAGAAGGAAGAGAAAGAACCCAACCATTACCAATATAAGAAGTCTCAACACCAGTAATACGATCATTGTAAACCGCATTATAGGTATAGATATTAATTAACGCACCGTTATCTAAAGGATATGATCTTCTAAAAGTCAAACCTTTATATTCCTGCGCTCTTGGTAACAAGTCTTGTGCAACACGAACAACACTTGAAATAGTCAAATCAGAAGAAACCAAATAGTTTTTGGTCAAATCATAATTAAATACATCATAAGCATCATCAGACATTACAACAGCAGAAGAACCAGAACGTGCATTAGCAGTTTCATAGATTCTTACAACGTCAAGAACTGGAGTACAAGATTTATCATCAACTTTAGCTTTACTCCAAGCTCTTGCACCAGCAGTACCGCCAGAAAGAACAGGAAGAACAGTTGTTGAACTATCCCAAGGAGCAGTAACAGCAGAAGCAGTTAAGTTCACAGAAGGAATAAGTTTCAAACTATTCAATTGAGCAGTAGTTCTGATAACAGTTCTATTGAAATCATAACGAACAATAGGATGATTTTCACCAGAAGCTTGATAACCACCATAAAGGAAAATATCAGCAGCAGTTTTCTCAAACAAGTTCTCAAAGCGATATTCTGCCAGAGTTACTTTTTGTTGCAATCTTAAAGCTTTGTTAGCTAAAACATCAACTTGACCAAATTGTTGACCAAATTGTCTACTGTTTAAAGTTTCAAAATCATCTGAAGTAATACTTTCTTTTGAATAAGCAAAGTACAATTCTTTTGTACCAAAGTCATTCAATTTAATTGGAGTAGCATCAGCAGTTGGAGCAACAAATTGACCCATAACATTCTTAATGTTATATTCTTGGTCAAGATTTACTCTAGTTCTGTCTGAATATTGTGGAGCAGGGAAGAAACTTTGCAACCAATTAGGTCGCTTAGTTTCCATAGCCATCATTGCACCATCTAAGATAGGAGCAATATCATACGGGGATAAAAAAGTAGTAACAGCCATTAGATATAATCTCCTAAGTTTCTGAAACCAAGTGTATCGAATTCAGAACCTTCAACAAGTTTCTGTCTCAATCGTTTCAAAGTTTTAACATCTGCTTGAGTTGCAGGGATACCAGCAGCACCAGTATTGAAAGAAGTACATGCTCTAGTAGTACCATCAGGAAGAGTAATGGTATCAGCATTAGGGTCAGCAGCCCAACGAATAGCATCTGCCCACAAAGAAACTTCTGAATAAACAGCAATTTCAGTATCAGCATTTGCACCAGCAGAGTTAATAGCAGCTACGTCATATACTGCAATACCTGCTAATCGAGGCAAAGTAGTTGTACCGTCAATATTAACGATAGAAACTTTTGCTGAAGCAGTACCAGTTGCAGCTAAGTCGGTAACATCAGTTAAAGCAGTTGTTGAAGTAAATACGATACTATCAGCATCGTAAGCATCAATAGTATAACCAGTCAAAGTACCAGAAATAGTTACGTTAGTACCAGCAGCAACACCATTCTTAACATAGTTAAGAATAGCAGCAGCCCAGTTAGCAGCAGTAACAACACCAGAAGCAGTAGCAGTTAAACCAGCAGTAATAGTTGTTTCAGTGTTTGCCAAGTTCGAGCTTAAAGTAACCAAGTTACTTTCATTCAGAACACCAGCATAAACAACATATTTACCATCATTATTAGAAGATAAAGGAGTTAAAGCTTTAACTACTTGACCAGCCAGTAAGGTGACAGTTTTAGTTTGTCTACCTTCCGCACGAAAGAAAATATCCTTTGTTACCTTATCTGGATAACTTTGGAATCCACCATTATATTCAGGCATAAGTAATTACTCCTTACTTAACGTTAGCAAAAATGTTTTTTTGTTCTGCCAAGGATTTGAATCCTTCCAGAATACCACCAAAAGCTTTTGGTTCATCAGATTTAACTTCTTGTGTATTATCTGAATTCAATGAACCTTGATCTTCACTTTTTGGAGAAGGATTAGCTAGTTGAGTTTGTTCTTTAATAAGTTCAAACATACCAGTACAAGAATCAATATCTGCACCAGATTTAATAAATTTTTCCAGACTTCCTTTGATACCAAAAGTTTCAGCAGATTTCTGAATTCCCAAGATACGATCTTGTTCTGCTTTAACAGCAGACTTAACAGCAGTTTCTTGAGAACCTTTTAAAGTTGCATTTTCCGCACTTAGTCTAATGACTTCAGCTTGGAGTTCTTCAATAGTCATAGTGACTCCTTTTGTAAAAGTTTCAGGTTGTTTAAACTTGTTATCTTCAGAAAGAAGATTAATTTTGTTATCGGAGGAATCCGATTTTTGTTCGGTATATAAAGTAGGGGTTAGTGAGTTTGCACCAAAAAGAACACAAGAGTTTTCTCTAACATCAACTTTAGTAACTGCCCAGAAATAACCTCTTTTATCAACTACTTCTTTATTAAGGATTTGTGGATAGTATTTCTGCCAGATTTCATATTCTTTTTCATCACCTTCAACTTGAGAGTTGTAAGCAAGTTCTATTTCACCATAAGATAAACCGATTGAATGTTGGTTAATCTTTCCAGACTTATAGAATTTGTAAACATCTTCATTATAGTCTTTTCGGATTAACGAGTCCATTAGAAGAACTGTTGTTTCTTCAGAAGATTCAAAACCAAGTTCATTTGCAGGAAGTTTCTTTGTGTAAACTTTCTTAACATCACCAACATGTGCAGTTGATTCATGCTTATGGTCTGCAATATGAGGGATAGAGTTTCCTCTATTCTTTATGCTTTCTTTATAAGCTTCATCAGTTAAAACATCCATGTGAGAGTCACAAAAGTTTGCAGTATTACAAACAACTGTAACCATGAATGGAGCATCAACTTCTTCAGAATCTTCCTTTAAGTCAAAACTTTTTTTTTGAGTCTCAACCGGAGTAATATCTGCTTGATGAATTAAACCATCAGTAAACTTTATGGTTCCTTTTTTCTCAGCAATTAAAACATCTTTATGAGTTTTAAGTGCTTCTTTAAGTTCGTTACCGGAAAGTTTATCTAGTTCTTTTAGTTTCATTATTTTCTCCTGAGCTGATAAAAGCCCTACTTTTCTGCAAGGGTAGTTTACATAAAATAGGGCTTTTTGTCAACTTATTTATGCGTTTCCAGTAGAATTTGCATTTGCCTGACTATTATTAGCTTGTGCCATTTGTTTACCACCTGCCATTAATAAGTTATCAAGCCCAAGTTCCTGGATCATCTTTCTATCTTCAGCAATTTCTTCAAAAGTAGTATGACGTTCATCAAGTTTACTTTGTAAAGTTGCCATTCCGTTTTGAACTTCAAGAATATCAGCTTGTGCATCTTTAAGTTCATCAACTCCATACCATCTAGGCATTTGAAATACTGGAATAGCTGTTGAAGTCCTGGGAATATATAGGTTTGCTAAGTCTTTAAAAGAAGTTGCAATAGGTCTAAGAAGAAGTGGGATTGTATAGAAGTGATGAACATATTCAATCCGGTTTCTTAACTCAATTGCAATTCCGCGAAGAGTTGAGAAATCAATTCCTTTATAATCTCCTGTAAGTTGGAAATAAGGAATACCAATAGCAGCAGCAATTCTTCTTAGTTCAACTTCCATGAAAGGGATTAGGTTATTTCCAATATCTGAAGATTGAATTGAAGTTAGTTTCTCACCTTTATTAAGATATTGAACATTACCTCCTCTTGCTTGAAAGATAACTTTATCGTTATTGTTCTGATCTTTCTTAATTGCTGGTGCTCCAACTGGAGTCATATTCATTGGATTTGTATTTTCAATAATCCAAGAAATAGCTTGAGCAGCTTTTTGTTTATTAACTGTCGCATCAGCAAGATCATCAAGTTCATAAAGAGGAAGAAGAACTGATGATAAAAAAGGAATACCTATCCATTGATTTGGATTTTCTCTAATAAAACTATGAATAAGTTCTGAAGCAGGGATTGTTATTTTCTCATAAGGGTTTGAATCAACTCGAACACTTGTATCAATTCTACTTCTTTGAAAGTAATATTCAACTGGTTTTGAATCTTCAAATTTTATTCCATTCCTTACATTATCATTTGAAGAAAGACCGGAGTAAAATATATCATGGAACTCTGACTCAATAAACTCCAGTTTTAATGGAACTTTGTTCTTGTTATTTGCTCGACGAATCTGCTTCCTTACAAAAGAACTTCCAGACATAAAACAACTCCCATGATGGATTGCTTGAAAAGTTCTGAAATCTCCATAACCATCAAGCATTGGGTCAAGTTTAAACTCTTCCCATAAATCTTGCATTTGAGTATGTTTCTTCCCTTTCTTGTCAATCCAATTAACTTCAAGAGCTTTCATATTTTCAACATACTTCTTAACTGCTGAAGAAGCATAACCATTGTTTCTTCTTGCATGAGCAGAACGAAGTTGAAGAGTTAGGAGTTCCCTTGCCGCAATATTATCTGAAGTTCCATAAACAATACCTGATTGTTCTTTACGATAATTTGTAACTGCTCCTTCATAAGCAGGTTGTGTTAAAACACTAAAGTACATATCTTCTTCAGTCATTAGAATATATCCTTACCTACTTGAAGAGGTATTGTTGAGTTTGTACGGAAAGTTGGTGTAGCTGTTGAATAACTTGCGATAATAAGGTTAAGATCACTCCTTAATTCGATTAACGTGTTAAGTAAAGTATCTGGGTTCCAATACTTATACTCTCTTTGGAAGTTTCCTGAACCAACTCTAAGTTGAGTTATTCGCTTTCCCCCAATTAAATCTGATATAGCAACTTGCACAGTTTTTAGTTGACTTTGTGCTTCGGATAACGGCATTGTTATCATAGTAACTCCTAATTGTGATAATAAGCTTCAAGTTCGCGCCAATGTTCTTCTGTAAACATTCTTACACCAATTGCTATAGAAGCATGAAGTGTATTTTTTTCAGCATCCATAGCTTCTTTTCTTTTACCTGGAATAAGTTTGAAAACTTCTTTATTGTAGGAAGAATTCACATCAATAAGTTTCCGGCAGGAGAGCATTTGTTCTTCGTAGTTCCCATAACTTTGCTCGTTAAAGTAGTAAACATTCTTCTTAGCTTCTTTATTCTTATTAAGTCCGATTCTCGTAAGAATATCATTATGCGCCCTATGCGCTCCAAGATGATAAAGAGTGACACCTTTTGTTTCTGCAAGAGTCTTTCTTATTTGTTTTCCTGTATCAACATCGAATAACGAAGGTTCTTTATATATTTCATCTTCAGAATATCTTAAATCCCTAACACCTTTTGTAGCAAATACCTGATCGTTATACTGGTGAGCAGCAAGAACCCAATCATACACAAGATCAGTATTATCACCTGAGTCGATAGAAATAGCAGAAACACGGATAGTTTTTCCAGAAGCATGAGGAATCTCCTTTAATACAGTTTCGTCAAGTAGTCTTGTCCAGACTATATCATCTTGGTTCTTTACATCACCAAAGATTTCTTTCCAAGTTATTAACCAGGAGTTGTTATCTCTTCCCCAAGCACGAAGTACAAAAGCAAATCGGTTATCTTGAACATCTATTCCTGCGGTAACTACTAAACCTTCCATTGGACAAATATGTTCTGGATAATTAAGTCTAAGACTTTTCATTTCATCAACTTCCATTGCAGAAACACCAGAAGCATAAGGCATACCTTTTTTATTATTGGTATAAGACTTCATTGGCGATTCATTCCCTTTTGCAAGTTCTAGTTCAGCAGTTATTTTTGCTTTAGCTAGTTCTTTAAAATCACTTGCTGGAAAAGGAGAAAGCATTTCGGAAAAAATAAATCCATAAACTTCTGTAACTTCTGGTTTCTTTGGATGCCAACCTTTAGAGAAGTTTCCAGTGTGGTCGGTGAACCCAAACTTCTTACCTTCAATTATGTTCTTTTTCTTCTGTTCAAAATCCCAAGGAGTTTGGCAAGAAGGGCAGAGGAAGATTGCTGTTTCAGGATTAAACTTCCCATAAACTTCATCAATATATCTTTCTTGATACTCATCATAGTGTATATGGTCAAAGGAACTTCCATCCATAGGGATAAGTTCATTACAGTTGTGGCAACAAGCTTTAAAGATAAGTTGGTTTGAAGCAAGTATTGCTTTTTCAACACGAGAGAAATCTTTAAAAGTTGGTGTACCTCCGAAGATGAATTTCTTTCTTGTTATTGGTACAAGTTTTTGTCTTTCTTTAAGGTTAGCAAAAGTATCTCCTTGACCCTTAACATCATCTTTAGCATCATCTGGTTCTTCAATCTCGATGTATTCATAGTTGTCGGATTTTTGATTTGAGATTGAACCAAGTGTTACAAGTTTTAAACTTCCATGAGGAAAGGAATAATCAAAGATTGACTTCTTATTTTCACTAACTCCAACGTCGATAATACTTTTAAGAATAGGTATGTTTTTTATAAACTCCTGCCATTTCCCTTTTGCAAAACTTCTTGCAGCATCACGAGTTGCGAAACCAAGAAGCATTGAAGTTGGATTAATGTGGATTCTTTTACCTCTATAATTATTTAATGTTTCTGTCCAAGCAATCCTTGCTGACTTCATTGCACTTATATTCGCTATATAAGGATTATCTAAACAATCATAAACATACTCCATATAAGGAGTTAAGTTCGGGTCAAAATTCCCTATCCCGAATGAACTTTCCTTACTTGTTATAATCCTATACTTTTTCGCCCATTCTATTGTTGAAACATAAGCTGGTTTGAAGAATAGTTTAAAGAAGTTCGCGAAGAATCTTCTTTCTGCTGTGTTACCTAAATGCCTCATAAATCTTCTCGTTCTTCAGGAATGAAATTAAGTTCAAGAATAGCATCATCAATATCTTTTGCAAGCATTTCATCGACAAAAACTTCTTCATCAAGATCAACTTGGTCAAGAAGTTTCTCACCAAAAGCATATAAATTATTCATACAAACCTCAATCTTACTCTGAGTTTCTGGAAAATCTGTACTTATACTTATAAGAACATTCTTTATAACGTGCATGAAAGGTTCAAGAAGATTTGTTAATTCTTTCTCATTAAGAAAGACTTTCTTTTCCTCAGCAATATTAAGCCATGCCTGTACTTCTTTAACACGACCAAGTTTAATCTCTTGGATAAGTTTCTTTTTCATTAAAGGGTGCATTGTATCTTCACCCTCCATGCCTATAAGACCGGAAGATAAGTTATTTTTTGCTTTCTTCTCTTTAAAGATTCGATCTTCTTCAATCTTCTTAAGCTTTAGTTGTCTTTCTGTTTCTTCTTTTGCAAGCTTAACTTCGATACTTCGTTTAAGATTCTCTCGATAAGTTTTTATCGCTTCCCTATAGGTCATTTCTGGAAACTCTTTAGTTCCGAATAAGCCTTGCTGTTTCTCTTGATATATTGCATTAACGCTAACACCAAAGAGTGCACAAAGTTTTGCTGGCTCAACTTGTCCATCAAGATAGAGTAATTCTTCTAAATCTGCCATAACTATAATCTCAAAAAGGTTTCAAGGCTGGCTGGACACCGGCCTATATATAAGGTATAATACGCCAAAAAGCACTAATTGTAAAACTATAAACGTAATAATTTATCTATAACTTGCTGAGGATTTTAAAGGGTTACTTATGTCAAATCAAGAATTATTCAACATAGCTGTAGGATTTATTACTGCTTTAGGAGGGTGGGTTCTTAGAGTTGTCTGGGAATCTATAAAAGATTTACAGAAAGATAATAAAGAACTAACGGCAAAGATTTCTGAAGTTGAGAAACTTGTTGCCGGAGATTATGTTGAGAAGAGTTATTTCGAGGCAAAAGTTGATGCTCTTTTCGGAAAACTTGATAATATAAGAGATATGCTTGATAAGAAAGTTGATAAATAAGTGAGGGTTTATGATAGTTAATAGTGTTATTGAAAAACAAATACCGCAAATTGATGGTAGAATTGATGTTACTGAACGACATACTTATGATAATGGTGACACGCAAACCATCAACTATCTAGCTGATGCTTCACTTGATCTTCAACTTGTTGCTAGTCTTCGTGCAGAAAAAATAAATGTTGAACTTCAAGCAAAAGCTCTTGCTGAAGCAGAAGCTATGAATTATGAAGTTCCTTTCTTTAAAGCAGAATTCAGAGATAGATTCACAACGCAAGAGCAAGTTCTTGTCGATAATTTTAATGCAACTTATCAAAGTAACCCTAATCTTTCTTCTGAACAAAAAGCAGGAATACTTTCTGCTTTAGCCTATTATGCTGACGCTAGAAGAGTTTATTTAGCTCATCCTAAGACAATTGCTTTTGTTAATATGTATGAACAATTAGGTATTTTAACTTATGGTAGGGCAGCGGAGATATTAAATGCCTGATATTTATATTAACTCAGGAGCAACAACTCCTACAACACCTTATAATAGTTCATGGAATACAGCAGCTCAACTTTTAGTTACTGCCTCAGGTATTGATGCTGCTGGTGATACTTATTACATTTCCAATAAGCACAATGAAGTACCATCCACCAACCAAACTATAGCATTAGCAGGAACTAATACAAACCCTAATAAACTTATTTGTGTTGATGATTCTGTATTTCCAGCTACAACACCTGTAACAATCCCATCAGGAACTATAGCTCCAACTGGAGCTTCTTCAATTTCTATACAAGGTTCTGGTTACTTTTGGGGACTTAAGTTCTTAGCTGGAACTGGTTCCGGTTCAAATTCATCTATAAATATAGGAACTTCTGATAATAGTAATATTGTCATAGAGAATTGTTTTTTATCACTTGTAAATACATCTGCAAATGGCAGAATAGCTATTGGATCATCCTCAGCCTCAACAGAAGCAAATATTGTATTCAGAAATGTAACTATAAGATTCTCAAATACTGGTCAAGGTTTTAGTATACTCGGTATAGGTAGATTTACTATGATTGGTGGTGGCTTTGACCCAGCATCAACCCTTTTAAATAACTTAATTACTGCTGGAGTAAATAATCAAATTTATTGTGAGTTCAGGGGTGTTGATTTAACTAGATTAGCCACGGGAGGGTCATTAGCTATTTCTCCTATAAACTCTGTAGGGGAGCTTAGATTTATAAATTGTAAGTTACCTCCAGGTTGGACTGGTGTTCCAGTAACAACTATTACTAATTCTGGAATGAGGGTTTCACTGTATAACTGTGATAATGAGTCCACTAATTATAGACTTTGGATTGTAACATCTGCTGGCAGTATTAGAGAAAATACAGCTATTGTTAAAAGTAGCGGTGCTTCTGATGGAACTACCGCTATTTCGTGGAGGTTGTTATCTAATTCTTCTGCGAATGAGGCAATTAATCAGTTAGTATCTGACCCAATAGCAGTATGGATAGATACAACAGGGGCATCTAAAACTGTTTCATTAGACTTCTTACATGATTCTTTAACGTCTTTAAATGATTCTGAAATATGGGCAGATGTGGAATATTTAGGTTCTTCAACTGAGCCGTTAGGTTCATATCTAGCAGATAGAAGATCAACACTAATGAGTACAACTACAGAGCATCCGACTTCTTCTACTACATGGACAACCACTGGACTAACAAATCCAAATAAACAAAAATTAGAACTTACTTTCACCAACAATATGAAAGGGTTTATTTATTTGAGAGTTTATCTTGCAAAGCCCAGTTACACAATTTATGTTGACCCGAAACCTACGGTGACTTAATATGGCTTCTTATCAGTTACCTGGGAAATATGTTATAGGAACTGGACAAAGAACAAATCAACTGGATGGTGTTTATTTTGTAGATCAAACAAGCACTGGAGGAGTTGATAGTTCTAGTTCAGGAAGTTTAGGTAATCTAAGTCTATTCAGTGTAACTGGGGAAGGTGCAGGTACAAGTAATAGTAGCTCTTCAGGAAGTTTTGCAGGTTTAAGTTTAAACATAATTTCTGGTTCTGCTTCCAGTGAAGGGAATAGTGTTGTAGCAGGAAGTTTTGTTGGGATTAGTTTAAACACACTTTCTGGTGAGAGTAGTTTTGTTAACAATTCTGCTACTTCAGGGAGTTTTGGTAACTTAATCCTTACTTCTGTTTTAGGAAGTGGTTCATCTTCTTCTGGTGATGTTGCTTCAGGAAATTTAGCAAACTTATCAATTGGGACTTTACTTGGAGAAGGTTCTTTTACAAGAAATAGTGTTTCTTCAGGAGATTTAACCAATCTTCTTTTAAACATTGTTTCTGGAGAAGGAAGCACCATCTCTGGTGTTGTAAGTTCTGGTAGCTTTGCAGGATTAATCCTTAATACCCTTACAGCGAATATTACCTTTACAAGTAATGTAATAAGTTCTGGAAGTATCCAAGGAATAACTTTAAACACTCTTTCTGGAACTGGTTCTGTCTCAGGACAATATCCTTCTGTCATACAAGAAATTGGTGAAAAAACTTTAACATTACTTCCAGTAAGTTCTTATGATTTAACCTTAACAAATGAACTTGGTCTTATGACCTTGGAGAGACTCTAATGGCTAAGAAAGTTAAAGCCACTGTTTTACTTAATACAGAGAATAAATATAAGATTGTTCTTTCTGTTCAAGGAATTGTTCAGAATCATACTCTAATAACTGCTGCTGAACTTAGAACTTCTGAAGGAGTTACACTTGCTGATAGTGAGATTGATGCTTCTGATTGGGATTTTACAGATGCTGGTTTCCTTCTTGTTAAACTTGGTTTAACTGATTTACCAGTAGGAACTCATTCTTGCAGACTTATTATTAAAGATACAACCCATACAATCGGTCTTGCTTGGGATACTGAAATACTTTTAACTATTTTACCTTAATTGGAGATTAAATATGGCCTCTGCTACTTTTACAAATGTTCCTCGTTTCCTTGCTAAAGGTGATTTGGATTGGGATACAATGACATGCAAAGTTTTGTTGGTAACTTCACAACTTTCTGAAGCGAATATTGATGCTTTTGACTATAGAGCAGATATTACAAATGAAGTTGCTAATGGTAATGGCTACGCAACTGGTGGTATTGCTCAGGCTTACACATTGGATGCACTTAATACAACTTCTAATGCACAGACAATAACTTATACTAATATAACTAATGGTTGGACTGCGGCTACTTTCTCTGCTGCGGGTGCAATTATTTACAAAGATACTGGTAATGCTGCAACTGATATTCTTCTACATTATGTTGAGTTTGCAACTGCTTTAGCTCCTTCTAATGGTAGTGCGAGTATTACTTATAGTAATTCTTTTTCTATTGCTAGAGCGTAAGGACAACTTATGGCTGATAATACAACATTAAACACAGGTTCTGGTGGCGATGTTATCGCTACTGATGATATTGGTGGAGTTAAGTACCAACGTATTAAGGTAACTTATGGGAGTGATGGTTCTTCTTCAGATGTTGCTGTAGGGAATGGACTTCCTATTGCTTCAAGTAATGTTACTGTAACAGATCGTTCTGGAAGTATAACTACTGGAGGAACTGCCCAACAACTTATGGCGGCAAATACACTTCGTAAAGGTTTTTGGCTGCAAAACATAAGCACAGGTGATTTATACATATCTGAAGTTGGTACTGCTACTACAAATAGTGGTACACCAAACAGCTTAGTTATAAAAGCTGGTGATCTATATGAAAGTCTTTTTGGTTGTGTTAGTTCAGCAGCTATAAGTATTATTGGCGCTACAACTGGACAGAAGTTTGTAGCTAGGGAGTGGTAAGATGCCTATTTCAAAAAAATCATCACTTATACTTGATGCTTCTGGTAACTCTATAGAAGTTTTTACTTCAGCTTATTTAGGATTTAAACCTACTGATACAAACTTAGCAACAAAACTCCAAACTTTTCTAAACTCTGTTGCTGGAGAAGTAGCTATTGATTTTGGTGTTGGTAAATTTAATTTTGACGCTAACGTAATTGTAGCTCAATCTGGAATACATATATATGGTAAAGGCCCACTAACTACACAATTTAACTTTTCTACTTCTGTGGATGGGGAGTTCCTTACTTTTTCTAAGGGTGCAAGTATTATATACAATTGTTCTTTAAAAGACCTATCTATCTATACAGCAAATACTACTAACTCTAAAACTGCAATTGCTCTAAAAGATGTTAGTCTTTTTACATTAAGCCATGTTAATATTATTGGTTTTAAAGGAAAAGATTCCCACGGACTTAGAGTTTATGGTAGGGAAAATAGTACCTTTGAGAAAGTTAGAATTTCTGATACAGATATTTGTATAAGATTCTCACCAAACACTAATACAACAGAATGGCTTTCAGTAGATCATTTTGTTCTTAGAGATACTTATTTATCTCCTACTTCTGCTGCTTCTGCTGGAGGAACTATACCAACAACAAGTATTCTTCTTGATTCTAAAGCTATGGTATCAGGATTTACTATGGAAGGAAGAAATGCTTGGGTAGGGGGGGAAAGAGGATTCTATAATAATGATACTACAAGTACAATG